TGATGGGTGCACAAGCCTCCAATGATCAATATGAAAAAATCCAATCTTATTTGAAGTTAGGAAAAGAAGAAGGGGCAGAATTGCTTTGTGGCGGTGATATCAACAAATTAGATGAAGACTTGGCGGGTGGATATTATATTCAACCAACTCTTTTCAAGGGGCATAATAAAATGCGCATTTTTCAAGAAGAAATTTTCGGACCAGTTGTATGTGTAACCACATTCAAAACAACCGAAGAAGCCATTGCAATTGCAAACGATACTTTGTATGGTTTAGGAACAGGTGCGAATAACACCAAACTTGTAGCCACTTATGTTGATTCGTCTAAAATTAGCGGTTCAGGTGACTGGCCTCTCCTTCAAGACTCAACCAGTTATACCGATGTGGGCGACCTTCAACTGCTAAAAGATTTAACACTTGGACAAGGCAATGCAGTTTCTTATCCGCCGACAACTGTTCAAGTAGTAATTCCTACTTATGTGGACCCTTATTACGGTTCTTATTCCGTTGGCGATGAAGTTCGCTTAAATGTTCACGATGACTTTACTCCAAATGGTTTAGATTTAATTATGCGTATTGTGGCGATAGATGTATCACCAGGAGAACAAAGCCCCGATCGCGTTACTGTTACTCTTACTCGACAACTAGCGTCAGGAAGCGTCTCGTAATGGCTTATGTAAATCTCCCTGCAAACCTTCAGGATATGTTTAATGCTCTTAAAGATCGCATTGCTAAATTAGAGACAGGTCCTAACTCGGCTGCAACAGATGCGGGTACGGCTCTTGCGCTTGCTACCAGTTCTGCGGCTGATGCTGCAACTGCTTTAGCCAAAGCAAATACTGCAGTTCAAACAAGTGCTTCTACAATTGTTAATTCAAGCAATCAACTTACTGCTATTAATACAACAGGAATTTCTGTTTATACGGCATCGAGTGGCGCAAGAGTTGTAATGAATTCTGCGGGTCTTGCAGGTTACAATTCTGGCGGTTCACCCACTTTTGCTATTAGTTCTTCAGATGGAAGCGTAGCCATAACTGGTTCTTTAATTACTGGCGGAACAATTAGTGGCGCAACTGTTACTGCATACGCTGGTGCTATTGGTGGGTGGGCACTTTCTAGCACTCGTCTTTCGGCTAACTCAGGTTTAACTTATTTAGATTCTTCTAGCGGTAACTTTGCGACTATTGGAACAATTAATGCGGCTGGCTTCGCAACTGTCTCTGGAACAATTTCCACAGGCGGCACTATGTCTTGCAATACTCTTAATGTGTTGGGAACTTCTGCTCTTTCAACAGTTAATTCAAGCGGAGTAGTAACTAATAACAGTTCTACTTACCTTTATGGAACTGCTATTGCTTCCACAACTACTTCTTCCGCCAACTTATTTATTAACTCATCTAGCGGATTTCTTGCTCGTTACTCATCATCTTCTGAACGATATAAAGAAAACATTGTTGATATTTCTACAATACCTACTCTTGACCCTGAAGCGTTATTAAAAATACCAGTTCGTTCATTTACCTATAAGGCTGGTTACTTGGCTGAAGATGATGCACGACTAAATGCTCCCGTTCCGGGATTTATTGCTGAAGAAGTTTTAGCCGTTTATCCTATTGCGGTTGATGAAGAAAATGGTAAGCCTGAAACTTGGAACCCTAAGTACATTATTCCGGGAATGCTGGCTCTTATTCAAAAGCAAGAAGCCCGTATAACTGCTTTGGAAGGTAAATAATGGAACTAGATATTGAAGAAGTGTTAAAGCACTTGCGCGAACAGATTGGTAATCAAGCACAAGAGATTGCTATTCTTAAAGCCACTATTAACGATCTGTCTAAGCCAACCCAATAACCGAAAGGTGCAAAGTAATGAACATCGACCATCTCGCTAGTTGGGCGCAAGTCCTTTGGTTTGGAGCAGTAACGCTCGGAACTACTTTTGCTGGTATCAAGTTTTGGGTTAAATTCACCGACAAGTTAGACAACCTTGAAAACTATACTTACAAAACTAATGGCGGTTCATCACTTAAAGACTCCCTTAATCGTTTAGAGGCGGGGCTGGATAAAAACACGCAACTTACTCAAAAGGCGTTTGTTCTCATCGCTAAACTTGAAGGTAAATTAGAAAACCATATTGAGGAACAAAACAAATGAGCGCAGTAGATAATCTCATCAGTATTGCTCGTAAAGAAATAGGCTATAAAGAAGGCGTTAATAACGACAATAAGTACGGCGTGTGGTTTGGTATGAACCATGTTTCTTGGTGTGCAATCTTCATGTGTTGGGTATTTGCTCAGAGTGGCGAAAGTGCAAAACTTCTTAAATCTGCTGGTGTTATTGAAATTGAAGCATGGGCAATTAAAAACAAATTAACTGTTCCTGTATCGCAAATTCAAGTGGGCGATCTTCTTTGCCACGACTTCACTAATTCAGGACATTCTGAGCATATTGATATGGCTACAAGTGCGGTCGATCCCAAGACTCATACACTTACAACTATTGGCGGAAATACTTCTTCGGGTATTGGTTCGCAATCTAATGGTGATGGCGTATATGAAAAGCATCGCCCTATTAATACTATCCGTACTGTTATTCGCCCTAAATTATGACGGATGCTCACAGTAGTAAATTAACGCTTCATCTTGTTACTAATATCCCCGAACATGAGCCAAGAGAAGAAGACCCTAACTACAAATACTTTAATGCGGCTAAAGCGCGTATTAAGAAGCAAGGTTTGTGGAAATGTATTATCAACGACGACCTTTGTTCAGGTACGCCCGAACTCCACCACACGCATATTGAGTTTTCTCAATTTAACAGTACCGATGAAAAAAAGATCGAAGAAGCGTTTGGCTTACATTTTGAAAATGATATTGACTTTCAAGAGTGGTTAGAAAGTCCGGGAAATCTTGAAGTGTTATGCTCGGCTCATCACCGAACACATTTTGGTATTCATGTGATACCTGCTCCCTTGTGGGAGTCGTTGCGCTTTAGAAAGGTTGGTACCTTGCCAGCCGCCGAACATATTACAAAGGAGCAAAATGAAACTAACAACTAAGCAGCAGGCAATTCTCATTTCCTATGCACATGGCGTAGTGGTTGCCATTCTTCCACTCATCATGGTTGGCGAAAAGGATTGGACTAAGTATGGCTACGCACTCGTTGGTGGCGTATTCATGCCAGTACTTCGCGCTCTCAATAAAAAAGATTCTGCTTTCGGTCTTGTCGCTGATGCTATCGAAGCCAAGGTTCCTGAAGTTGTAGCAGCCGAAGTTGCATCAAATACACCTAAGGCATAGAGTTCCTAAGCAGGGAAAAAATTGAATAGCGAGGAACGCTCCACGAACGGGGAAGTCGTGGGGCGTTTCTGCATTTCTGTTAGCATTAAGAATTATGGATTGCCAGCACGAACCGCGCCCTCGAACTATTGATGAAGCCGTAGATGATTTCGAGGCTCTAGGATTTATCTAGCAATTTCCTAGCATTTTTCTGTTAGTCTTTTCCGTGAAGGAAGGGACGGGCAAATGGCTCTCATCGATTCTATTGATAAGTTCACCAATAAAGACAGAGGCGATGGGTGCAATGTTCCTGTCGTTCTTGCTAAATTAAACGCTGAAGATAAGAAGGCACTTTTAGATGCTATTGCTAAAGGTGTTCCTACTAGCACTTTAACAAGTGCGTTACGCGCCGAAGGTTACAAACTAGGTGACGCGACTTTGAACAAGCATCGTAAAGGCGAATGCGTATGTCCAAAATAAAACAAATTCTTGAAGATCGCCAAGAGCAATACGGCGACTCTTACGGCAACCTCACTTCCATTGGTCGTGTATGGGGTGCGCTCTTGCGTATTGAGGATATTCCTGCACACCAAGTCGCTCTGATGATGGATGCTTTTAAAACTGTTCGTATCTTTGCTAACTCCGTTCACGAAGACTCGTGGGACGACAAACTCGGATATATCGAGCATGGCAGGAATGCTGCGTTCTTTGGAATGGATAACTATGAGTCTTGAAGATCAAATTAAGCAATCTGAATTAGAAGATCAGATGAGCGAATTGCGTACTGCTCTCCTTAATGCTCAAAAGCAGTTAGCAAAAGCAAAACTTCGTAATGATGAATTAGTAGTAGCGACTCATCGTGGCGCGTATGAAGCCATGCTTGCATTAGGTAAGGTCGAACCGGTCCCTGCGCCTAAAAAGGATTTGCGTAAAGCGACAGGCGAAGTGGCATTAGTTCACTCGACAGATTGGCAAGGCGCGAAAGTAACTACTTCATACAATTCTGAAATTATGCGCCAACGCGTTCTTCAGTTTGCAGACAAGATCGTTCATCTCACAGAACTACAACGCGCACATCACCCCGTTAAGGAATGTGTAGTTATGTTTGGTGGCGATATGGTTGAAGGACTATTTAATTACCCAGCGCAGTTGTGGCAAATTGACGCCTCACTCTTTGGTCAATTCACTACTGTCTCTCGTCTTTGTGTGGACTTCGTTCGCGTGATGCTTGCTAACTTTGAAAAAGTAACTGTGGTTGCTGAATGGGGTAATCATGGGCGTATTGGTGGAAAGCGCGCAGAAGTTCCCAAGAGCGACAACATTGATCGCATGGTCTATGAAATGTCTCGACAGATACTCGCAAATGAAAAAAGACTTACTTGGGAAGATTCGCCAGAAGATATTCAAGAAGTCGAGGTCGGAAATTACAGAGCCTTATTAATGCACGGCGATGAGTTGGGTCGATCAGGTTTCGCTTCGCCTGCTGCTTGGATTGCAGGAGCAAATCGTTGGAAGGCTGGCGCGCACGATTACGACTTCCATGACATTTATCTTGGTCACTATCATCGTCACGCCCAAGAGCCAATTCAAAAGAACTTTAATCTTTATTGGACTGGTTCAACTGAGTCAGATAATCGTTACGCTAGAGACTCGATGGCGGCTTCAGGAATGCCTTCTCAGAGACTTCACTTTGTCGATCCTCTTAAAGGTCGCGTGACGGCTCAGTATCAAGTTTGGCTCGACTAATGAGACTTGTGGAAGATATTTTTGTTTGGTCTGTAATGATTGGGTACGGAATTCTTTGTTCAAGTGCCTTCGTTTTATTTATTTCAGAACTATTTAATTAGTCCTCATCCTCATAGTCGTCACCAAAATCTGAGGTGTGAAGACTCATGGTCGTGATATCAATATCGTTTTCCTTTGCGACCTGTACGCCTTCTTTAAAAAGATTAAGAGTGCGACCACATAGATCGTCCATAGCATCGGGATAGGTGAGTTCGGTTTGAATATTGACTACCAAGCCACCACAACGGAGTTCGATTTGAGTAAATGCCATAGCAGGATTCTAAGCCCGATCTCTGAAAACACAAGAAAAGGCAACACCGCCTAAAATCGGTTCTAAGCCGTTTTGACCGCCTGCCCTGACGAATTGCCTGCAAACACGCCCAAATCCCGTCAAAATCGATTCTCACGCGTTTTTGGGGCAGTTACGCAGGGCTGGTATGCGGGAATTCCCTGCGGGAAAAATATTTTCAAGAATTAACGGAATG